AAACACATTAAAAGTTCATCTAATTTTAGAACTAAAAATACTAGAACAATAAGAAAAGCGCACAATAAAAGCAACTTTTTTGAACTTTTGGTGCGTTGTTCTATTTGCACATATTTAAGAATAAAGTTACAAATACTTAGGAAACCTTCTGGATCTCTTTAGCCAAAAACGAAACATCTACGTGCGTATAGTGCTCGGTTACATCTCCGTCTGAATGCCCCAAGATGCGCTTTATAGCAACTTCGTCGACACCGGCCATCCGCATCCTAGACGCGGCGGTATGCCTGCACCAATGAGGGGTGGCGGAAGGGAGTCCTAATTCTTCCATAACTTTGGCGAAAAGAGGCCGATATTTGTATGCGGGTATTGCATTCCCGTCATCATCACAGATAATAGTTTTACCGTCCACGGACAGCCACTTGGTCAGATAGGGCATGATTTTAGGGTGCACCGGGACAATCCGATTTTTCCCGGCCTGTGTTTTTAGGCCGCCCTGCAAATAGTCCCCATCTGGATGATAGGAAAATCTGGTAAGCCCCAAAAACTCGGACACCCGGAATCCAGTATAACATAGCATTAGTACGGTATCAGCCCAAGGGAATCCAGAGGACGCCAGGTTCTCCAATTTACGCATTGTGATATCATCAAAAGCACCCTTTTCGTGCTTTGCTTCAACTCCTGGAAGTTCCACAAAAGCGGAATAGTCTTTATACACGATATCGCGCTCTGTTGCGTGCTTAAAGAGTGCTTTCATAAGCATTTTGTCATTGCTAATACTAGATTTCGATAATCCGTTTGCCTCGTCTTGGTCAATAATAGATTGTAGGTCGTCAATCGTAACCTTGCACATATCCTTTTTTTCTAGCACACAGAGGCGCGCCCAAGAAGCCTTATAGCTGGCGATAGAGGCGGCTCCTGCCTTTGCATACTTTTTGGCAGACCACTGATTGTATACGTCTCCCCAGGTAACGGCGAGTGACTTTGCCGGGATATTAGATGCCAAATATTTGTCGAGGGCCTCCTGTGCTTCTTTGGCAGTTCTGTGGTAGGATAAGTACTTTTGTTTCCACAGTCCGGGTCGCTCCAGATATGAAACTCTGACGGCGTATCGGTTTCTGCGGTTTGGCCCAAGATTTACAATACTTCCAGTTCCGTTCGCTCTTCTCATTGACTTTTCCCCCTATTCTGGTAAAATAAAGGGGTGATAATGGCGGCCAAACCTTATCACCCCTATGTGAGCCGTCCCTGGTGTTGGTAGCACCGGGGGCGGTATTTTTATTGCGGTGAAAGATTGTCTCCAATCGCCAGTTGAATTTGATCCTTCTTATAATAAAGTGCGACTTTATGTCGAAGCTCGTCCATTGTTGAACAGGTCTTGGCAATTCCTGTTATTTGATTTATATGTGTAACTAATTGATTTACGCCATATTCTTCTGTAAACCATTGGTGATAATTTCTTCCGTGACGTGGAGCCGGTTTGTTTTGCTTTAAATAGGTAGCAACATCAGGATCAAGAGCGTCATAAATCAGTTCTAACACCAGTTTTCCCCAATATTTTGGCCGTTGCTGTAGAGACCCACTCCAACCGGTTAATCTGCCAAATTGCTCCCATAGTTCATCTGGAAATGTTTTTTCCCATGCTCGCAATTCATCAGAAATAAATGCCCTAATTTTGATTTGTAAAGCATTTTCCTCACGAACATATTGATATCCCGTTGCCTCGTCAATCAGAGCAATAAGTCCTGTTTTCGCACACGCAGATAGCAGGATTGAACAGTTAACAGCTATACCTTTTTGCTTTTCGGTCAAGGGCGCTCCAGACGTAAGCGCGGATACATATGCAGAACAGATATCAAGAAAGGTTTCTGCTGTAATTCCCTTTGCCTTGTTTGGGTTTCCCGGTATAGTAAACTCAACAAATTTATTTGATATTCCAGCAGCATCAATATAAGGTTGTAACGATTTGACACCAACATATTTAGATAGGTCGCCATTATCATCATTTGCAATTGCTTTTACAGTTGCCCTCATGCTAATTACTCTGCTCTTGTCATCTAGAACATAACAGTCGACTGGCTTATCTCCAAGACTAAGCGAGCCACTATATTTTGCAAAAGGTGATTTTGGAATAACGACTGTAGGTTCTTCTTCCATATATAGCCCCCCCTGCCGGAATAAAATCTAATTTTATCATATTTATTTTCTGTTTGGTGAGATTATGGATAATATCGCGATAATTAAAAAAGAAAAATGCATTTTCCCGCGGCCGTACATTTGCTTATTCAGTTAGCTGTTTAGTATACCAGCACCTTCCGAGGAGGCGGTATTTTATTGCGCTTTTTTCAGTTCGGCGATTTCCTGATTCATGGTGCGGATCGCCAGCTTAAGTACGGATACTTCGTTTCGCAGTTCCTCGATTTCACTTTTTGGCGTGATGGCGTCCATAATGGCCTGCTGCCCCTCGGCCAGAAGGTTAAACCGGGTGGTGACCTCCGTGTCCAGCAGTAGTTTCATGCGTCTGGTGCTTTCGTCCAGGATTTCCTGCTTCTGCTTCTCCAGCTTCTGGTCGATGCGGGATTCCATCCCCTTCATCATTTCCGCGATTGCCTGCAAATCTTTTTCATCCAGCATACTATATCTACCCTTTCTATTTACTGCAACGGCATGCCCGCCTTGTCCCGGAAACTGCCTACGGCGATCATAATGATGTCGATAATCCAGCCGACTCCAAGACAACCAGCAGTCAACAACCAGATAATTCCGGTTCCGAGTTTCCCGACATAAAAACGGTGTATCCCAAGACCGCCAACGAAAATAGACAAGAGCAGAGCGACGGTTTTACTTTTATAGGGGTAATCGCTTCCATTGTTATTGATAATTACCTGAGACGGGTCTTGCCTGAGCGCCTCGATTTGTTTTCCGCACTTAGGGCAAACAACACAGTCAATGTCGATGCGCTCGCCACAATATTTACAAAACTTTTTGGGCGATTCGGGTGGAGTGGTCTGGCCGACTTCTGGGTTAGTCCCGTTGATAGCTTCATTTTCCATATCCCATTCTCCTCTCTATTTTACCGACCTCTGGCGGTAGGTTCCATAAATACAATTCTGCTGCTAGATTCTCGTTCTGTTTGGCAATTATGGGTTGGTGTACCATATCATAAGCATAGTCCAATAATCCGCTCTTTTCCAACGAAGCAATCTCTTAGCATATAGAAAATAAGCTGCCACAATTTGGTGATAACACATATTGCTTAAATAGAACTAACGTTCTATAATGATAAACAAGAGGAGCAAAATTCCCGACCAAAATATTGGTAAGGTACAAATTGGGAGGAGGGCGCGAAATGACGCCAAATGGAGAAAAAGTTGAAATGCTTAAAAAAGAAATTGAACTTGTCATGGAGCGGAACAGAAATGAAACCTATTTGAAATCGCTCCTTACGCGCGCCCTCGTCCTCGAAAAACTACATAATAAGTGATAAAAGGGCTCCGGGAAACCGGGGCCTTATTTTTTTGTAAAGCCGTCTATCAGTTTTCTGATGGCGGCTTTTTCGTCGTCTTCCATAAACCAATATGCCTTAATAATCCGCTTAATCAGATCATCATCAGACATGTGGATCTGCTCCATGACTTCGAGGAACTCCTCGTCCTCGTCCCTCTGGACATGTGGCTCTCCTTCCCCGGTACGCAGCCAGAGCTCGGAGATGTTAAATTCCCGGCAGATATCGGCAATGGTGCGGTCGCTTGGGTTCGTTTTGCTCAAGCATAAATTAGAAACAAACTGCTGAGAGACATTTATACGCTCTGCAAAAGCGGTCTTTGTTAGGCCACTATCCTTTACGCACCATGCGATTCGTTCGTTGATGGTCTCCACTATTTGCACCTCCTGTTTGATACATATTAAAACACAAAACGGATGATAAGTCAAGAAAAATCACAAGTGAGTTGTGGAAAATGCTTGACACCAAAATTTGATTGTGATAATATACAAGTGAGATGTAAATGGAGGTGAGACGATGCCTGTATATGACACCAGCAAACTCGCAGATGCACGGACTGTTGCCGAGAATCTAGCAGGACTCCCCAAAGAGGCGTTACTTTATATCGCTGGTTACGCCGAGGGATACCGGGATAGGCCCGCACGGAGACGCAAGAAGAAGGATAGCACCAATGGAGAAAAAGACGCCCGCCCCTGACGGGGCGGGAGCGAAGAATGAAACAGGGGAGTAACGGGAAGCAGGAGGTGAGGACGATAACATATCAAATCCGAGAGATGTATGGCGGTGTTAATTCCCCGAACAAAGTGGAATTGACCATATTTTTGTCAGGCCCCGATTGGTATAGACTTTCAAATTCAGAAGCTTGGCATCATCTGGAATCATACGTTGATCTGATTGAAAAAGAACGTATCCGCTCACAGCTCCAAGGGCAGATATAGCGATTGGCATTTGCATTGAGTAATAACTTTTCCTTGATATGATTTCCTTTCCACTTCTTCTGGTATCATCCAAAACCCAAGTTGGAAAAGGAACACAATCTACTTCATTTTGTTCAGACAGCAAAACAATTCGTGTGATAGCAATTGGAAGGCGAGATTTATTTTCAATGTGCACAAAGCAAAGTGTAATTTCGTCATCCGATTTACATTCTGTAATCCTGATTCTTATATTTTTTCTTTGAGATAAGAATGTGTGAATCCATGTAGCTAGAGACATCAAAAACCCTGCAACCGCAATACCAAATGTTATCCACTCTATCAAATGAATCAACCCCTTTCGGCCATATTCTACCATGTTCCAGCGAAGGGGACAATAAAAAGCGCCCCGGCCAGTGCACCACCACCGACCAGGGCATGACACCACGTAAGCTAGCTACGAGGTATCGGAGACAGTATATCACATCCTCCGGCCTCTGGCAAGATTGGAGGATTTTTTATGACCAAAGATGGACAGCTCAACGAGAGCAGCACGAAGCGGGAGATTGAGAACCGCTTCACCAATGCACGCCGCGTCATGGACGACCTATGCCGGGCTTACTATGGGATGACCTGGGACGAGCATGAGCGGCTCCACGGGGAGAAGGGAGGCGAAAACGATGAGGCCAAGAACCAGAGCGCGGCCGCCGATCCCAACGGACGCTGAGATACTAGCGTATGACAATGTTCCAGTGGACGTTGCGGCCCGGTATTTAGACTGGCCGGAACAGACGGTAAGGCTGGCGCTCAGAGAAGGCCGGGCAACCTTCGGGATTGCGGTCAAGGACAAGGCGCTTACATACAAAATCAGCCCCGGAGGGCTGGTCAAGTACAAGCGGGAGGGCGTACCGTGCTTTGACTACGAAACCATCGTACACATGATACGGACTGCGGTGGCGAGCACCATTCAAAGCGAAATGAACGATTTCAAGACAAAGCTTTTCAACTAATGAAAGAGAGTGAAAATTATGGGAGCACAAACCGAGCGCGACAGGCGCGCAAAGGCGTACAGCTACCGGGCCTACCGCCGCCGGGTACAGCAAGCGCAGGCGGTGGCCCAGCGTGTGCAACTGGCGGTGATTGCCGGAGCGGCGCTGGTGCTGGCTGTTCTGGTGGCGGTTAGCCTATGAGAAAGCAACTGATCGTGACCATTGCATATCTCTTTCTGCTGCTGGCGCTGGTTGCACTAGTTGAAATCACATGGAACCAGGAGCCAGAGCAACCGGCCATTGAGACCCCGGCGGCAACCACCACCCCGACCCCCACGCCCACCGGCCCGCTCACCATCCAGATCACCGGCCTGGAGGGCGCGGAGAGCATCGACGATGTGTGGGCAGTCATCGAAATACCTAGAGGGAAAGAAGATGGATAATATCCTCGATTTAATCGAAATCGGCTCTGAGGAAGAAACATTTCAGAAGGTCGGGACAGAGCAATACGTAAAGCTATTAAGCCCAAATGGCGTCCTATATGTTAGTTCTTCGGCCGCAAAGTGTATCCCTAATGTTTTGCCTCATGTACTTATTGGCAAGGCCGGAAAGTATCTGCTCTTCCACTTTACGACTAGCCCAAAAGGCTTTGCTGTTCATCGGATTAGCAGTGGATTTTGTATCCCCATGCGCAGCGTAATCAGCAAGACCGGGATAAGGCCGGAGCAGGTAAATGGCAAGCGCCCAAAGCTCATCAAAGATGGCTTTGCAATCGAGCTATATTAAAAAGCGCCGCTCCCCGGTGTGCGAGACCGGAGAGCGGCAAGAGAAAGAACATCTGCCCTTATTTTAGGGCACGAAGGAGGGAAAGTCAATGCTGAATACCACAAATATTTCCGCCCTGCTGCGCTGGGCGATGGAGAACATCGGCTATCCAATCGACGAGATTAACGCCCTGGACGGGACAGTACATATCCGCCTCTCAGATGGCCGAACCGGATTCCTTTATATGGGTGAGGACGGTTGCCCGCGGGCGGCGCTTCCTGCGATTGCCTGATATGGAGTGGTGGCTACCTTTTTCTCCATACAGGGATGTGCAGCAAAAACCAATTGTAGGGAATTGTCCAAATTGCGGAGCAGAACTTTACCAAAACGAAGAAATGTGCCAGAAATGTAAGGAGGAACAAAATGACACTGTATGAAATTGACCAGGCGATTCAAGGTCTGGTAGACCCGGAGACAGGGGAACTAATGGACTATGAGGTGTTTGCCGCGCTCCAGATGGATCGAGACGCCAAGATTGAGAATATGGCCCTTTGGTACAAGGATTTGATGGCCGACGCCAAGGCCATCAAGGAGGAGGCGGACACACTCAATGAGCGCAGAAAGGCCATGGAGAACAAGGCGGAACGGCTGAAATCCTATCTGTCCCTTGCATTAGACGGCGAGAAGTTCCAGACGGCCAGGTGCTCCGTCACTTTCCGCAAAACCTCGTCCATTCAGGTGTCCAATCCGGAGGCCCTGATCCGCTGGCTGGAGCAGAACGGCTATGATGCGGAGTGCGTCAAGTACAAGGAACCGGAGCTCAGCAAGACTGGCATTGGCAAGCTCATTAAGGAGGGCGTTCCCGTTCCATATGCCTCGATTGAGCAAGGCCGCAGTGTGGGGGTGAAGTGATGGGCATTCCGGTTTTGATTTTGGGTGAATCTGGCTCCGGCAAGTCCACCGCCCTGCGCAACTTTGACCCTACGGAGATCGGCGTCTTCAATGTAGCTTCCAAGCCCCTGCCCTTCCGCAAGGCGCTTCCCACCATCAACGGCGCGACCTATTCCACCATCATTAAGTCTCTTTCCGCGCCGAGTTTGAAAACCTATGCCATCGACGACAGCCAGTATCTGCTGGCCTTCGAGTTCTTCGACCGGGCCAAGGAGACGGGCTATAACAAGTTTACCGACATCGCCCTGAACTTCCGCAACCTGATCCAGTTTGTCATCACACAGACACCGAGGGACTGCATCGTCTACTTTCTCCATCACACGGAGTCCAACCCGGACGGCACGCTGAAAGCAAAGACCATCGGGAAGATGCTGGACGAGAAACTGACCGTGGAGGGCCTCTTCTCTATCGTCCTGCTCTGCCGGTCCGAGAAGGACAAGCACTACTTCATCACCCAGTCTGAGGGGTTCAGCACCGCAAAATCTCCCATGGACATGTTCCCGGAGGAGATTGACAATGATTTGAAGCTGGTGGACACCACCATCCGCGAATACTGGGGCCTGACCCCCAAGAAGGAGGAAACCGAGCATGAATAAAATCAACTGGGACGAGGTTCAGGAGGCTTCCGAGTTTGACAACCCCAAGCCCGGCGCTTATATTGCAACAATCTGCCGCGTGGAAGACGTGGAGGAAAAGGAGTACCTCTTGATTGAGTGGGACTTTGCTGAGGGGACATACAAGGGGAATAACAGCGACACTTTCGCCCGTGCGGGATTCTGGCCTATTCAGCTCCGCCGCAGCTACAAGCCCTCTGCTCTGGGCTTTTTCAAGTCCTTCAAGACCGCCCTGGAAGACTCCAACCCCGGCTACCGCTTCGACGAGTTCAATCTGCGTGACATGGTTGGCCGCCGTTTCGGCGTGGTGCTGGGCGAAGAGGAATATACCAAAAACACCGGCGATGTAAAGACCCGGCTGTACGTGTACCAGACCCGCTCTATCCAGGCGATCCAAAAGGGAGATTTCAAGGTGCCGGAACTTAAACGCCTGGCAGAGAACCGCAAGCCCTCTCCCGCCTTTGGGGGAGGGAGCGCTTGGGCACCTGCTCCTACTTCCGGTTATCCGCCTACTGGACAGTTCGGCGAACTAGCCGATGGGGACGGCAAGCTCCCGTTTTAAGGGGGCGTCTTATGGCAAGGGAATATTTCCCGGCCTATCACAGTTACCTGGAGGCCATGGAGGAACTCACAGACGCTGAGAAGGGACGACTTTTCACGGCTTGCCTATTATACAGCAAGACGGGCGAAGCGCCACAGCTCAATGGGAATGAGCGATACCTATTTCCGGCATTCAGAAGCCAGATAGACCGGGATAACGAAGAATACGCCAGGAAGTGCGCTGTCAACAGAAAGAACGGAAGCCGTTCGGTAGCGAACGCCCCCCGTTCGGGGGCGAACGGGTGCGAACGCCTCCCGAACGCCCCCCAAGAAAAAGGAAAAGAAGAAGGCAAAGAAAAAGGAAAAGGAGAACATATCCCCCCTACCCCCCTTCCGGGGGGCTCACCCGCCCTCCAGGGTGCCTTTTCCGCCTGGGTTCGGTATAAGCATGAGAAGCGGCAGGACTACAAGCCAACGGGCCTCCAGTCTCTGGTGACTCAGGTGCAGAAGGCGGCGGAGGCCTACGGGGAACAGGCTGTTATTGACCTGATCGGGGAGTGCATGGCGAACAACTGGCAAGGCATCATTTTCGACCGGCTCAAATCCGGGCAGACCAAGCGGCGAAACGGGAATGTGTTCCTGGATATTGCCCGAGAGGAGGGCATCGTGTGAAACGCGAAGAAGTGATTAAGCTCATGTCTGTGCTCCGTGGTGCCTACCCGCAGTTTTACCGGGACGTGGGGCGGCAGGAGGCATTGGACACCATCTCCTTGTGGACAGATATGTTTTCCGAGGATGATGCCGCAATTGTGGCCGCCGCAGTCAAGGCGCTGATCGCAACGGACAGCAAGGGATATCCACCCCATATCGGCGCGGTAAAGGCTAAGATAAGACAGCTTACGGAGCGGCCGCAGATGGCCCCGCAGGAGGCGTGGGGGATGGTATGGCGGGCTGTGCAGCGGTCAGCCTACAACAGCCGGGAGGAGTTCGAGCGGTTGCCGCCCATGCTCCGCCGTCTGGTAGGGACACCGGAGCAGCTCAAAGCCTGGGCACAGATGGACGCCAATACGGTGCAGAGCGTCATTGGATCTAATTTCCAGCGCTCCTATCAGGAGCGGGCCAAGCAGGAGTCCGAGTTCCAGGCGCTCCCTGGCGACATAAAACAGATGATTGGAGGGCTGGCTGAACGGCTGGCAATCAGCAATGGCGAATAAATACGGCAACAAGAAGGCGGTGCGAAATGGCATCACCTTCGACAGTCAGAAAGAGGCCGCACGGTATGACCAACTCATGCTCATGCTGTGCGCCGGAGAAATCAGAGATTTGAAGCTCCAGCCAGAGTTCACACTCCAGGAGGCGTTCACGACACCGCTGGGCGAGCGTGTTCGGGCCATCAAGTACAGGGCCGACTTTGCATACGAGCGCCCTACAGAGCCGGACTGCACAGGCGCTATTCACTGGCTGCCTGTGGTAGAAGATGTGAAGGGCTACAAGACCAAAGAATACGAGCTGAAGAAAAAACTCATGGCCGGGCGCGGAATCCATGTGGTGGAGGTGTAGGACATGGACAAGCACTGTGCTGACTGCATCTACAGATGCTATATCACCGCCGGGCTGTACTGCTGCGACTACATAGGCTATACCGGGCATGCCCGCTCTTTGATCTGCCCGCCGGGCGCACGCTGCACAGAGAAAAAGACAGTCCAACGCACCCCGCCGAATCCAAATGGACGCCCAAAGGCAGTATTTGACGAGGCGGTCTGCATGCGGCTGTACCAAGAGGGCATGAGCGATATCAAAATTGGGAAATACTTTGGCTTATCAAAAAATCCAATCGCCGCATGGAGGGTTCGGAATAACCTGCCATCAAACAGTAGGTCTCCGCAAGCCAGAATGGCATTTCTCAATGGCCGATGATAAAGGAGGACCCGAACGATGGACGATAAGACGCGCGCCCTGCTGGGTGATCACGAGGCGGCGAAACGGCTGACGGATGCGGGGGTGCTGCTGCCATGCCCGGGTTGCAGGGGTGAAGACACAAAGCACAGGGCTGTAATGGCATGCGTAATGATTGAATGCCCGTGTGGGTTTATGGCGGCGGGCTACGACTTGGAAGAAGCACGGCAGATATGGAACACCCGCGCGCCGATTCTGAGCGCGGAGGAGTTGCAGAGATTGGAGGCGCTGAACGATGCGGGGAATCAATAAACAGGCCATGCTTGACCTGATTATCGAGGCCAAGCGGAACGAGCCGGAAGATGTGCGTTTTTCGGATTGGCTGGCAGAGTATCTGGCCGATCGCCTGTCCACCCTCACCCCGCCGAACGAGCCGCTGACGCCATATCCAGATGGAGATACATCCATCATTGCCTGCCCTCATTGCGGAAGTGGAGAATATCTGCACAACGAGGACGGAAACGAACAGAATTATTGTGGACAGTGCGGACAAGCAATCGACTGGAGCCGCCCGCCGGAGGTATCGCCATGAGACAGCAATACACCCGCGCAGAGCTGGAATCCATCACCCAGGAGACCGCAATCTACATTGAGGGAGCAGGGATAGCCCAGCTCCAATGGGGCGGCCTGGAGATTGCAGAAGGGTGCAGGGATGGATACCTCTACTGTAAGCACATCAAGCCGTTTTCTATGGATCTGTACGGACAATACTGGACGGCATTTGACGGGCCGCCGGAAAGGGGAAAAAATAATGAAAATCCCAGCGGAATTTGAGGACATTTTCCGGGGTGTAGAGTTGACGGAGAGAGAGGCCCTGTTCCTGAGCTGGATAACCAGCTGGGACGACTACACAGTACAGAACATGAGAACCGTGGTGGAGAAAGTACGGAGCGCCCTCTCCACGCTCCAGGCCGAAAACGAGAAGCTACGGGCCGAGCTGGAGCGGGTGAAACGGGCTCTCGCTATGATGTGGTTTGCGTATGTCAACAGCGACAAAGAAACCCCGCATAGCTACGAAACCGATGCGTTGGAAGAGGCAGAGCATGTCTTGGGTCCCTGGGCTAAGTGTATGCCGAAGTATCTAAGGCGCGGCCCGGAGGAGGGGTGAGTATGGAGAGACTGACATACTGGTGTGACAATGGGCATGGTGGTGGAAAATGGTTTGTAGCTATCGATGCCGAAGGAGGAGAAGATTACGGTCCGCACGTTGACCGCCTCGCAGCCTATGAGGAGACTGGCTTGGAGCCGGAGGACTTCAAACGAGCATTTAGTGAGGATACTATTTTGAAGTTGGCTGGGCAAGCCCTTGGCATAACGCCTGACCGCCTCCGCGAACTGGCCCAGACGGACAAAGACGGAAAAATAAAAGCGTACATCGTGGATGGCTTTTATTGCGACATTTGCCAGAAACGGCACGACAGGATAAAAGAGATCAAAGTTTATTTGACCCGCGACGCTGCCGAGGCCGCACTTTCAGAAAGAAGGTAGTTTATGCCAAGCAAAAAAGAAAATGGACGGTATAAGCATGGAGGAACGGGCACCAAATTATATGAAGTTTGGTGTTCAATGCGGGCAAGGTGCAATAGAAAAACTGATAAAAGATATGACCATTATGGAGGGCGTGGCATTTCCGTTTGTGAAGAGTGGAGTGATTTTGTAGCATTTAGAAATTGGGCGCTCAAAAACGGATATCAGGAAGGCTTAACAATCGATAGGATAGATAACGATGGCCCATATTCTCCAGAGAATTGTCGCTGGACAACAAAGAAAGTACAAAACAATAATCAATCTACCACAACCATCATTAAAGTTGGAGATGTTGAAAAGCCACTACATATTTGGGCGGATTTTATTGGCATACCGCCAGAGGCATTAAGACGACGGCTTTATGACGGATGGAACGTCGAAAGAGCGTTGTTTGAAAAGATAGATACAACCAAATGCCCTAAAAAATATAGAGCCGCACTACGGAGGGAGCAGGATGGCTGATATTCTTGCAATTATAGCCGCTGTGGAGTGGATGGCGCTTGGCCTGCTTGTCCTATGGAAGCTCAAGGGGTGGAATCGAAAGATGGAAGAGTTATACGAAGACATGAAGAAACAGTGGGAGGCCGAGCATGAGACTAGTTGATGCGGATAAAGCCAGAGAGTGCTTTGGTGGTGATGGGGTGACTGGAGCCGTCATGCAGCGGATGTTTGATAGCCTGCCCACCATCGACGCCGTGCCTGTGGTCAGGTGCCGGGAGTGCAAGCACTGGCTACCGCGGCAAGGCTACAGTGGATGCCATCATCGCAGGGGTCTTTGGGAGCCACAGGAGGATGACTATTGCAGCCATGGGGAACGAGAGGAGGCCGCCCATGACTAAGTGCTGCGCCACCTGCGCCTGGTACGAGGACTTCCAGGGCGTGTGCTGTAACGGGGACAGCCCACACTGCGCAGACTTCACGGCTCCAGATCAGCGGTGCAGGGAGTGGGAGAGGAAGGGAGAAGAAAAGTGAAACAATTTGCGGTCATGGATGGAGATATGTTCTTGCAGCGGTTAGAGCCAAACGAGCGTTACGCAAAGTCCGCAAGAGGCATCCAGACCGGTCTACATACATACAGCGAATATACTCCTATTTTCGGGCACGAGGAACATTGGATGGACAGTCGAACGGCAACAAGCTATTTGGCTGGGTTGGTGGAAAATTTGCGCTGGGAGGGTGATAGATACCATGCATACGCGCTGATATGTAAGGAGGCCGCCCATGAAGTTTCGGAACCCTGAGACGGGGGAAGTGGTGACAGACGAGCAAGCACACGGGCAATTTTGTAGGGGTAGAAATTGCTGTGAATGTCCGATGAACCAAACCCAAGAAAATTGCATTGGGTTTAGAAGGTCCCGCCCCCACGAAGCCGCCCGCCTGATGGGGTTCGAGGTGGTGGAGGATGATACATTAACTTTGGGAAAAGCCATCGAAAAGTACCTGAAAATCAAGGAGGAGGACAACAAGTGAATAAACCAAGAATTGCGCAGGTGCTGGGTGTTGAGGTAGGCGAAGAATTTACATACGATTTCGGCGCAAATCAGGTAAATAGAGGCACCTTCAAAATTGGAGCAGACGGGAAGCGATATTATAAGACGGGAGATCTCTGGAACCCTTGCTACAATGAGGATGATTTGGCTGTAATTATTAACCACCCCGACCGCATCATCCGCAAGACCCGCTGGACGGAGCAGGAGGTGGAGAGGGCAAAGGCCGTCAAGGTGCTGTACCCGGAAATCCTCTACTTACAGGCAGATGATAGATATTTGCGGGGACTTAACAAAGGGAAAGAGTCTATTTTCCTTGACTGTGTATTATCATGGTTCCCCTCTCTTCGCTCAGATGAAACCGTCACCCTTGACGAGATCATCGGAGGTGCCCAATGATTTCCTTGAAATGCCCTGATTGCGGGTTCTTTTTCAGCGTAGACTTTCCTGACGATATTTCAGAAGATGAACGGGTCGAACTGTATACCTGCCCTTGCGGAGCAATGATGGAGGAAGTTCCGTTCAGTATGGATTATATACCAACAATCGGAGGTGCCAAATGACCAGAGAAATACTTTTCAAAGCCAAGCGGATAAGTGATGGCGAGTGGGCAGATGGATTCTACTGCTGTATTGGGCCAGCCGGCCAAGAAAAGCACTACATTATTCCGGCATATGCCTCTGCGTTCTATGGGATTGAGGTTGACCCCTACACGGTCTGCAAGTACACCGGCCTGACCGACAGTGATGGAAAGCGTGTTTTTGATGGAGATGTCCTCAAATTCCATGATGAGCCAAACGACTGTGAATGGATTGGCCGCGTGGAGTTTGGGAATCCAAATGGCAGCTATACATGGGGCTGGCAACTTGTCCATATAAGCGGCCCGGAGCCGAACATTGATACCCTGTGCTGGTTTGATATGGAGGAAGTAGGAGTATACAGTGAAGTCATTGGAAACAAATTCGATGGAGGAAAAGATGATAGTTAATGAACAAACGTGTACGAAAAAATAGCATCCACGGCGAGGAGGGCGGACAGCATGAGTGGGTGGATTAGCGTCAAGGAGAGGCTGCCGGAAAAAGAAAATGAGATGGTCTTAGTTACCGACGGATTAACCGTTATTACAGGCTTCAGAACCTGGATGTTTAGACTGGAAGATGGAAAAGTTTATACACCAGGTCTAAAGATGGGTGGAGGGTCAATGGAGGTTACGCATTGGATGCCCCTCCCAGACCCGCCGAAGGAGGGATAGCACTTGAACGAGTTCCCGGAGAGGCTGAGGAAACTACGGGACAGGAAGCATATAAAGCGATATGTTCTATCAGAAAGATGTGGCTTGCACTCTGACGCAATCAGAAGGTACGAAAGAGGGGAAGCAAAACCAGACTACGACTCACTGATTGCCATTGCGGACGAGCTTGACACGAGTCTTGACTATTTGACTGGCAGGGACGGATATATAAAATTTTGAAAATTCCCCTTTAAAGGGGAAAAATAGAGAAATATTACTTTAGAATGGGAGTGTGGGAGCGTGTGCCCCCGCGCTCCCACTCTTTTTCCGCCCCCTTTTCCTCCTTCACGCAGAGGGGGCAGTGGCTGAGCCGCCGCTGCCCCTACTGTGTGCAATATGCCGCCGGTCGAACACCACCCCACTATTCGGGGCATGAGGGGTCGCGCCCTCCATGCGGCAAATGACTGTGGAGAGACACTATACCGGGTAGCCTAGAGCGTCTGACGGCCCCGGAGAAGGGTAACGACGCCCGCCTGTCATGGAGGCGGAAGCGGTGGCAGCTATGACCTGCCCCGGCGCTATCCCACTGAAAACTGCCCTGCGAGTGGCTAATCATGATGTCGCCGCCGAGACCAGGGTGTGACAATCTAAGCGGGACGGCGCACATATGCCATCTTAGCTCAACTGGTAGAGCAACCGTCTTGTAATCGGTAGGTTGGAGGTTCGATTCCTCCCGGTGGCTCCAGAAAAGTCCGGTGTATGCCGGACAAAGCATCATCCATGCGGTGGTGCTTTATACGCCGCTCCTCGCCGCATGAGGCGGGCGGTGGCACCAATAAGAGCCTCTTGATTGGGGGGTGATGCCTCATGATTACGGAACACGGAGGCGATCTGTGATATGAGCGGTGGCGGAATAGACACCCTACGGCGGGTGGTAAAGCCCATAAATGCCTCCTGTACGGGGCGGGCAAGAGTAGACGCTTCAGGGGATAAGGAGCTTCCCGAACATGCTAAAGATGTCGGGACCCAGGATGTGGCTCTATGTGAGGTGCAAATCCTCACCCGCTCAAAAATAAAGCCGCCCCCGAAGGGGCGGACATGCAATAGTGGAATCAGATAAGGCTCTTGGGGTCTACTTCCAGCGCATCGGCAAGGGCAAGCAAGTTTTTTGCGGTCAGGTTAGATGCGTCGGACTCACCAAGCTCGACGCGTTGGATCTGACGGATATTGACACCAGAGCGCTCGGCCAACTGCTTCTGCGTCAGACCGGCTTTGACTCGCTCATAGGTCAGCCTGGTTGCGGTGGGGTACCTCTCATATATGGCGGTATCCCCCATCTTCTCGGCGTCCTTGACGGGCATCCAGACCCACTGGTACGGGACGATGTGCTTTTTCAGGCAGCCCATGATCAGCTCCTGGCCTTGCTTCATGGCTGTTTCCCAGTTCTCAGCCTCGATGATGGCTTTCATTCTCCCCTCATATACCTGGGCACCAGGGACGGGAGGGACATCCTCCCCGGCGGCTGGGTTACGCTTTAAGTCTGCAATGATGTAATACTTTTCCATAGTTGTCTCCTTACCAAGCGTAATTAAGCGTACTTGACGCAGATGGAATTGAGAGTTTCACGGCTGCCAGTCCAAGCCTTGTTGTCACGATCCCAAACCAGACCGAACTCGCGCATCATGCTACGCACGGGGTAGGTATTGCCGGTGACGGTCAGGGTGTCCATGTCGATGTCCACCAGGACGGGGTGCGCCAGGGTTCCGCCGACCTGGACATTGCGCACGAGGCCGGAGAAGACACGGGCGGCTTCCTTCGCGGCCTTCCAGGCGCGGCGCAGGCAATCGCCGAAGCTGAGAGAGGTGACCCACTTGAGGGACATCTTGCGCAGGTTCCAAGCGGCTTTCATGATTTCAGAGAGATTGTACTTTTTCATGTTAGTTACCTCCTGGGGCTGTCCCCCTCTTGATGATTCTATTATACGCTAATATTAGCGTATTGTCAACAGGAAAATGCTAATATTAGCGTAAAATATTTGCCGCCCCGCAGTTGCAGGAGACGGGGGAGGCTATCAACCCACACGGGTGTATCGCTTAACAGGCTGTGACGGCTGGCCGTATCCGAGCCAGAGCGCGACAGTAGGCGGCGATGTAGCAAAGTCTAGCAAATGCTAGCAAACCGGGAGAGAGAAAAAGAAAGAAAACCGCCCCCTTTTTCCCCCTCTTCCTTCCCCCCTATAACCCCCTATCTATTACCCCCTATAATCCCCCAGAAAAGAAAGAAAAAGAGAGAACGCGCTCTGTCGGTGGCGGTGGGGGGCATTTGTAGACTCTACTTAGGCGAGAGGTGGTGACATGGCTGCACGGCTGACGGACAAGCAAAAAAAGAAAATCATTGCTGACTATGTGCAGTTGGGCAGCTATAACGCTGTCTCCAAAATCAACGGCGTATCCGCTACCACGGTTAAGAACATTGTGCTGAAAAGTGCGGATTTTGTGGAAAAGTGTGAACAGAAAAAAGAGGAGAACACCGCCGACATCATGGCATACATGGAAAAGCAGCGGGGTGTGGTTTGCGAGATTATTGGTAAAGGTCTGAAAGCTCTGAACTCGCCGGAGAAGCTGGCAGAGGCAACACCAGCGCAGATCACCACAGCCATCGGAACGCTGATCGATAAGTGGACGGCCATCAGTGGCGGGCCGGGAGAGACAGCGAAAGAGGACGGGCTCAGCCAGAGCCTGAGAGAATTGGCAGAGGAGTTAAATTCGGATGGGTGAACAAATTAGTGTGTTTTCGGACAACCCTGAATATGAAGCGTTTGTGGAAAAGTTCAAGCCGAAAAAAAACCACAGACGATTGTTACACGCCGCCCGAAATCTACGAAGTAATCAAGGAATGGGCGTGCAGAGAATACGAGATTGACACGTCGAAAATCGTCCGTCCGTTTTACCCTGGAGGAGATTATGAAAACTATGATTACCCGGATGAGGCTGTGGTGCTGGACAATCCGCCGTTCTCCATCCTAGCCAAGATATGCGAATTTTATCTTGACAGGGGAATTCCGTTTTTCCTGTTTGCTCCATCCTTGACCGCCTTTTCCGGGCGTAGCATTTTTAAGCGGATGAACCACATAATCTGCGATGCAAATATTACATACGAGAACGGTGCAGTTGTGCGAACGGCGTTTGTTACCAGTTATGGCGGCGACATCGTAGCGCAGACCGCCCCGGAGTTGGGGAGGCTGATAACCGAAACCAGCGACAGGCTGAGGAAAGAGAAGACCAGGCAATTACCAAAGTACGAATACCCCGACCACGTTGTAACAGAGGCTTTGCTCCAGAGATACAGCAAATATGGTGTTGATTTCAAAATCAGCAAAGATGACTGTATGCAAGTTGGCTATCTGGATAACCAAAAATTACACGGAAAGGCTATCTTTGGTTCGGGGCTTTTACTCAGCGACCGAGCGGCGGCAGAGAGAGCGGCGGCAGAGAGAGCGGCACGAGAAAAAGCAAGCATTCATGTGTGGGAATTGTCAGATCGAGAAAAAGAGATTGTGCGAGGTCTTGGGTGATGATTAGTCAGAAGCAAAAGAAAATCCTCGCCTTCCCCTACTCCAAGTACGACGCACTCATTTGTGACGGCGCTGTGCGTTCCGGTAAGACCTCCATTATGATGTGGGCGTTTGTGGATTGGGCTATGCGGGGGTTCTCCAGCCAGCGATTTGGCATTTGCGGCAAGACGGTGGACAGCACCTCGAAAAATATCATTGTACCGTTTATCTCTATGACCTTAGCAAAAGAACGGTACACACTTCGCTGGCGGCGATCAGACAAAATCCTTGAAGTCCGCCGGGGCGCTGTGACCAACTTTTTTGAGGTGTTTGGCGGCAAGGATGAGAGCTCCTTCGCTTTCATTCAGGGCCGGACGCTGGCCGGGGTGCTGTTGGACGAGGTTGTGCTGATGCCTCGCTCCTTTGTGGAGCAAGCGCTGGCCCGATGCTCTGTGACGGGGAACAAGGTTTGGTTTTCGTGTAACCCAAAAGGGCCAAAGCATTGGTTTTATCGTGAGTGGATTTTAAAATCGGCTGAAAAGAACGCGCTGCGGCTCCATTTTGAGATGACGGATAATCCCGCACTGTCTGAAAAAGTTCTGGAGCAGTATCGTGCTCGATATACTGGCGTATTTTACGACTGGTATGTGCGAGGATTATGGGTAGACCCAACCGGGAGAGTGTATCAGGATTTTGACGAAAAAAAGCATACCACGGATAGGACTCCCTGGCTTGATCAATCAGGAGAAACAAGACCAGGAACCGAGTATTACATTTCTGTTGACTATGGCATTTTAAATCCATTCTCGGCAGGGCTATGGGCAGTCTATAAAGGCGTGGCCTACCGATGGAGAGAGTATTACTATGACGGCCGAGAAACGGGGAGGCCAAAAACAGACGAGGAACACTATGCAGAGATAGAAAAGCTGGCGGGGCATCTCCCGATTGAAAGCATAGTGATAGATCCATCGGCATCGTCCTTCAAAGAGACAGTGCGTAGACATGATCGTTTTTCTATTCAAAATGCGGTAAATGACGTTCTCTCAGGAATTGCGACAGTTTCCTCTCTCCTCAAAGCAGGGAGACTCAAGATTGGCGCATCTTGTAAAGACTGCATCTCCGAATTTGGCCTTTACTCCTGGGCAGTAGACAAGGGAGACAACATCATGGAGGAAGTGGAGAAAGAAAATGACCACGCAATGGATGATGCGCGTTATTTCTGCCACACGATTTTAAGACGAGAATTTGACTGGCTGAATTGGGGGTGAATCCAACGGGCTTTATAAAAAATATTGTGCTGTACTTAGCGAAAAAGATGGGCCTGGAGCTACAGGATAAGCCCTTATACCGGGACGATTACAGCGATATGTCGTCCATTTCGCTGACGGCGGTAATTGCCAATAAAGTGGCCACGCTGACCATGCAGGACAGTACTATCACAATCGAGGGAGAGAGCGCAAGAGCGAAGTTCCTCCAAGATTTCCTGGATTATTATATGGGCGACCGTATGGACGTGGCTGCGGAAGTAGCACTCGGGACAGGAGACTGCATCATCAAGCCATATACGGACGGGAAGCGGCTTGGGGTCGACATCATCAAGAATCGGGATTTTGTTGTCTGCGAATCCATCGGGAATGACATCCTATCCTGCATAATGAAGGTCGGAGAGATTAAGACGGAAACGAATTTGTACCAGCGTTTTGAGGTACAGATGCTCCGTGAAGCAGAGGCCCAAAGTGGGCAAAGTACAGGTGCACTCCTGATTTACAACATAGCTTTCCGGGGCTCAGTTGAAATCCCGTTGTCGGAGGTAGATGCGTGGAAGGGTATCCCGGAAACACAAATCATCCCTAACGTGGATCGCCCATTGTTTGGCCGCTATAAGTCCCCCACAGTCAACCGGGCAGACGTAAACGGAGTGAACGGCGTGAAAATCACGGCTGGCGTGGATGAACCTATGGCGAAAGCTGTGGAGGCATATGAGCGTTTTAACCGGGAGTACAGCGCGAAAGAAACTATGATTTTTGCGGACAAGACACTGCTGACAAAAGACGAAAACGGGAATGTTGTGTTCCCCCAGGAAAAGCGGCGTTTCCTCCAAATGATGCGAGGCGTTGGAGATAATTCAAATCCCGGAAAGTTGATTCAGGAATTTTCGCCAGAGATACGGGGTTCAGACCTGGAGGTTGGGATCACAGTCAATAACAAAATGGTGGAACTCCTGTGTGGACTCTCTCCTGGAATCCTGACCCCACCTACTACGTCCTACGCGACGGCAACAGAAATGCGAGCGGCGTTAAATTCGACATTTGCAGTCATCACCAAGTTCCGTCGAGCGCTGGAACGAGGAACCGACGATCTGCTTCGCGCTGTGGATGTGATTGCAAATTATAATAATCTGGCTCCGATTGGGCCGTGGGAGACACATTATGATTGGTCGGCATCGTACATTGAGCAGTTGAACGAGCACTTCAACCAGTTGACCATTGCGGAGGGTATCGGTGCAGTGGATAAGGCCGAGGTCCGTGCCTGGATGATGGACGAGGATTACGAAACCGCAAAGGCCAGGGTCGATGAAATTGCAGAGGAGACAGGCAGCCAATATATACAGGAGGCGGCGTTCCAGCCGGGCATAAATGAACCGACTTCTGAATGAATCTTGGATTGAGGGGTTGCCGGACGACATTGTTGGGAACCTGGAAAGTCTAAACAACTATGTAGTACAGCGGATATGTGAGCGCATCAGGAAAATCGGAGATATCGGAACGGCGGATGCGCAAAGATTAAAAACAGCGATTGAGTATGCGGGGGCAGACCTGGAAGCCATAGAAAAAGAAGTTGCCCGAATTATGGGAATGAACCAGCGAGAGATTGAGCAGCTCTTTGAAGAAGTAGCAAAACAGAACATAGATTTTGCAAATACATTTTACAAAGCAAAAGGAATGGATGTTTTGCAAAGCTACGCTGCCCGCTCTGCCCTCAGCGTCTTTGTTGACGCCGCAAAGCGCCAGGCTATGGAAGGCACCTCCAATATCTCCAACACCTACATGATTGGATTCACGCGCGGCAAGCAGACCGTCCCGCTGCGGGAATACTACATCTCCACCATTGACCGTGCGCTTACCTATGTGCAGACGGGCGTTGTAGACTACCAATCTGCCATGCGCTCCACTGTCCGGGACATGGCACGAAGCGGCCTCCGCCGCCTAACATGGGAAAGTGGATACTCCAGGCGGCTGGATTCCTCGGCTCGGATGAATATCCTGGAGGGCGTGCGTCGCTTAAACAGTGAGATGATGGAGGAGACAGGAAAGGAGTTTGGAGCAGATGGAGTAGAAGTTTCCGCACATGGGCTTTGCGCTCCTGATCACCGGCATATCCAGGGGAGGCAATATAGCAAAGAAGAATGGGAAAGCATCAACCGAAAGTTGGAACGTCCCATTGGAACGTTGAACTGTCAGCACTTTGTAACACCCATCGTACTGGGGGTATCGAAGCCGGTATACACCCGCAAAGATCTGGAGGATATCAATAGGCGTTCCTCTGAGCGGATCGAGTACAAAGGGCAAAAAATGAGCCGTTATGAGGCCAGCCAAAAACAAAGGCAACTGGAGACGGCTATACGCTATGCAAAGGACGAGCGGGACGCAATGGTGGCCGCAGGCGACAAGCTGGGAGCTACACAGGCCAGGAAAAAGTCAGCGGCGCTAAGCGCAGAATATAAGCGATTTTGCGAACAGGCGGGTCTTACCCCCAGGCCGGAAAGGACAAGGTCTATGACAGGGCCAACGGTGCAGAGAGTATGACAGTTCATATTTTGGGCATTGAGTATTCTATCATGTGCAAAAAATACGATGAAGACGAGGCGTTTGAACGAAGATCTATCTGTGGGTACTGCGATTTTATGGAAAAGCAGATTGTATATTGTGACATGGCCACATATAGAGGGAATGAGCATGAAACCACTACATACTGCGAAAGATTGCAGAAACAAACAGTTAGACACGAAATCGTACACGCATTCCTGTATGAAAGTGGGTTAAACAGTAACAGCGTTGAAATACAAGGAAGTTGGGCAGACAATGAAGAAATGGTAGATTGGTTCGCCATCCAAGGGCCGAAAGTTTATCAAGCATGGAAAGAGGCTGGAGCAATTTGACGATAAAACCCACCTTTGTGGATTTTATAAAAACTTCCTCTTGGCGCGGAGGTTTAACTGCGCTCGCTCCCCATATCGGTGTGGGCGCACCGGATTTACAAATTAAAGTCCTTTAGGGAGCGGAAAGGGACAGAATGGATTTTACCAGCATTTTCAACGGAGAGTCTTTGACTTTGGCGCAGTTCAACGAAAAGACAAAGGGTATGAAATTGGCAGATTTGTCTACTGGGGAATATGTAGCTAAAGGGAAGGACAAAGAGCAAAAGGAAGAGATCGAATCCCTAAAGCAGCAGCTCGCAGAAAAGGACGAAGCGATCTCCAACTTGGAGAAAGCCAAGGGAGACACCGCCGCCATCCAGGCGGAGCTTGACCGCTACAAACAGGCCGAGGCGGAGCGGGCCAAGGCAGAGAAGGAGGCGCAGATGGATGCCATCCTTACGCAGACCGCCGAAAGCGCTCTAGAGGGCCGGGAGTTCGTCAACGAGTACACCCGCACCCACTTCCTGGGTGAATTAAAAAAGGCCATCCAAGACCCCGCAAACAAGGGTAAAAAGCCTGCTGACCTGTTTACCGCCATGACAAAAGATCTGGACGGCATTTTCAGAAACCCCCAGCACGAACCGCTGAAAATTCCTGGCGTTACAAAGGCCGATGCGGACGGCAACATGACTAAAGATCAGATTATGTCCATCAAAGATGCATCAGAGCGTCAAGCCGCAATCGCTACACACCTCGATTTATTTCAGTAAGGAGTGAAATTATGGCAGCAAAAGATAACCTGACCAAAACCGCAGATATCCAGTCTACCGCGCGCGTAATTGACTTTGTAACCCGCTTTGCGCGGAACTGGGAGCATCTGCGAGAGATTATGGGCATTATGCGCCCCATCCGCAAGGAACCGGGCGCGGTGCTCAAGAGCAAGACCGCCTCCTTGACCCTCCAGAGCGGGACGGTTGGAGAGGGTGAAGAAATCCCCTATTCTAAGGCATCCATCATCGAAAAGCCATACGATGAAATGACCGTGGAGAAATACGCTAAGGCCGTTTCCATCGAGGCTATCAAGACCTATGGCTATGATGTGGCCGTAGGTATGACTGACGACGCTTTCCTGTATGAGCTCCAGGACAACGTGACCCGCCGCTTTTATGAGTATCTCAATACTGGCGAGCTGACCAGTACGGAAACGACTTGGCAGCGAGCTCTTGCTATGGCGAAGGGCCGCGTTATCAACAAGTTCAAGCAGATTCATCGTACAGTCACTAACGTGGTCGGCTTTGCGAACGTTCTGGATTTGTATGATTATCTTGGCGACAAGGACATTACGGTTCAGACGGCGTTCGGATTTCAGTACGTGCAAAACTTCATGGGCTTCTCTACCGTGTTTCTGCTTTCCGACGAAGAGATTGCCCGTGGCAGGGTAATTGCTACTCCGGTCGAGAACATCGTTCTCTATTACGTGGACCCTTCCACTAGCGATTTCGCTCGGGCTGGACTGGCTTATACTACCGACGGCGAAACCAACCTGATCGGCTTCCATGTGGAGGGCAACTACCACACCGCCGTGTCCGAGAGCTTTGCCATCATGGGCATGACCCTGTTTGCGGAGTATAAGGACGCCATCGCGGTCATTGATGTAGACACCACCCCCACACTCGGGAATTTGACCATCAACTCCTCTGCGGGCACCGATTCTGGAACCACAAAGCTGACTGTGACTCCCGGCAAGGAGTTCGCCAGCAATGTATATAAGTATAAGACCGATGCGACTACGGCCCCTGTTGTGACGTATGGGCAGAGTGTACGTAATTGGACTACCTGGGACGGCGTATCCGATATCACCGCAACAACCGGGCATAAGATTACGGTGGTAGAGGCCGACGGCACCTATAAGGCGCTTAACGCCGGGAACACCACTGTAACGGCGCAGACCTAATGGGGAGGGGGAAGGCTGATGTGCGACTATATTACATTTGAGCAGTATACAGCATTAGGCGGGAAGGCCGATGCGTCGGCTTTCCCCCGCCTATCCAGATTGGCGCAGAAGAAGTTGGACTACTGGACTCAGAACCGGATTACAGAATCGGACGAGGACATCCAGCTCTGTATGATGCTTATTATGGACGCGCTGCGGAAGGTCGAAAACGGAGAATCAAACATCGCCAGCACGAGCAATGATGGGCTGTCTATCAGTTACGCATCTGCAAGGACAGAGGAGCAAATCATGGGATCTGTGTATGACCAGGTCGTGGAAATTTTGCCCGTAGAGCTGGTCAACCTGGGGGTGGGATCATGACTCCATTGTTTAAGGAAAACATAACCTTATTGAACCGCAGAGCGGCCGAGGATAGCCCGGACGGATTGGATGCTTGGAAGAAAACTACACTAGAGCGGTGCGTATGGGTGAAAACAACGGTGAGGGGAGTATCCGGAACGGATGTATCTCTTGGACAGACCGTGACTGTGCGCATCCCGGAAAGTGTAGACTATCGACCGTATGGAACATGGAAAACTGACATGAAAGGCTTTTCTGCGTCGGTAGGCGACATTGTGGTGCATGGGCGAGTAGCAGAAGAAGTAACACCCGACAATGTGCTTGATGTAGCCTCCAAGTATGAAAGCATGACTGTACGGGTGGTAAGAGATAACACAGGACTTCCGCTGGGTCATGTGCGCTTGGAGGGGTTATGAGTGTCAAAGTAGAGATTTATAGCCCTGGACAGACAGTAAAACGTATATTTAACAAAGATGTCATGAAATATGCGCACACTCGTCTCCATGCATACTGCTCCCCTTATGTCCCAATGGATAGTGGCACCCTCGATCAAAAGGTGAATATCACGGAAGAATATGTTCATTACAAATCGCCATATGCACACTTCCAGTGGGCAGGGAAAGTATTTGTAGATGACAGAGGGAGTACATATGCAAAACGGAGCACCTCAAAGCATCCTACAAGCCGCAAATTAAAGTATTCGACAGATAAGCATCCTCTAGCAACATCCCATTGGGAACAGGCTATGGCCGTAGCAAAAGGGGAACAGTTGGCGGCCGACATTGAGGATTATATCAAAAGGAAGTGATTTCATGGCAGACAAAAACAAGGCGATTCTGGAGTATCTGGAACAATGCCCAGCCGTGAAATCCTTTCTTTACTTTAATTCAGCGACAGAACGGCCTGGGCGTGTGAGCGTGGAAACCGTATACAGCGAAGCGTGGGAGGAGCGGCACATCCGGGGTCATGGAATCAGACAATACGACTTCGCGGTGGTGCAGATGCTCCCGCAAGACGAAGGCACGACACAGAAAAATGCAGAACAGGCTCAAACGGTACAGTCATTTATGGATTGGATTGATGAGCAGAACAGGGCTCGCAAATTTCCTTTGTTTGAAGGTTGCGACGTATTGAGTATTGAGAACTTACAAAACATGCCAAACTTGGCTGGAGTAAATGAGGCAGGTACGGTTGCCAAATATATGTTCCAGGTCAGGGTGCGGTATTACCAGTAAAGGAGTGACTTAAAAAATGAAAGTATCGGAGCTAATGGCTGGCTATACACCGTCGGATGAGTTTGCCGGCTTTGCAACCAATGATGACTGGGTACTTGCAGTGGGTATCAATCTGGAGGAAGAAGCCACCGAGAAGGACTATACCGTGGTACAGATGGGCATTGCTGGCCTTGACCCTCAAATGAATCCTGTGACACAGGACAAGCAGTACATCCGTACCGGCCTGTCCACCTCAAAGACCGGCACTCAGCGTACCTTTGCCATCACGGGCGACCGCTATATTGGTGACGCTTTTCAGGATTACTGCTTTGGCCTGGACATCGCCCACGGCGTTGGACAAGCGGTGGTGGTGCCCTATGTGTATTTCTCCGTCCTTACCGGCAAGGGAGAGAAGGGTCAGGTCTCCATCATTGTCAATTCCGACGGCGGTGGGAATGCAGGAGAGAACTCGGCAATCTCTATCGACCTGCGCAGCGTCGGGACAAAACCTACTGCTTATAGCTACTCTGTTGGAGTGCGAGGAGGAAGACCATGAACTACAAGGTCAATATCCTTGGGAAATCCTATGAGCTTCCGCCCCGCACATTGGCCGTAGATGATCAGATTGCCGGTCTGGTGGAGACAGACCGGGCTTATCAGGCGGGCGAGCTGACCCGGCGGAAGGCTGTAGAGAAGCTCCACGCCTTCGCCGTTGGCCTTGCCCCTGGATGCCTGCCGCCGCTGGAAGAAGTAGATATAAACGAGCTGATGCACACTTGTATGGACATCGTAAACACATACGATGCACCGGCTCGAAAGGCCAGAGCGGAGGCCAAACTGAAAGAGGCCAGGGACATCCTCAATAAACCAGAGGTTCAGAAGCTGCTTAAGCTGGCGGAGCTACAAAAGAAATGAGCTTATACCGACAGCCACCGGAATCCGTCATGGTTGGGGGAATGGAGTATCCGGTCGATACTGATTTCCGGGTATGGATCGGATTCCAAAGCATCTTGACCAGTCAGGAAGGGGACGAAGAAAAGTCAGCGAGGATCTATGCAATGATGGAGCAGTTTGGTCTCCCGGTCTCTGAGGCATCTCTTGAGGCTATGGTCCAGTTCTTTGAGGGGGCATCTAGTGAGCATAGGAGCGGTGAGGGCAACAAAAATCCGGCGTTTGACTTCGAGCTGGATAGTGCCTATATCTTTTCCGCGTTTATGGGTGCGTACGAGATAGATTTGACCACAGCTCGACTCCATTGGTGGAAGTTCAAGGCGCTGTTCCAGGCGTTGCCAGATGATTGTGAGCTTTGCAAGATCATGCGCTACCGCACGGTAGACCTCAAAGATGTGCCCAAAGGGCAAAAGCAGTTTTACCGTCAAATGAAAGCTCGGTATGCGTTGCCAGGTGCAGCCGGAACGGCTCACCGTACAGAAAATGAACTGAAAGATTATGTGAAGCGACGGTTTGAGGACGCAAGGAACATGCAAAAGTAGCGACTTCGTGCCGGGCCCTTTCAAGGGAGGTGTAATGGTTGCCAAACGACGGAACTGTAAAAATCGGCACGGAAATTGACGAAAGTGGCTTTAGAAAAGGGCTTTCCAAACTGAGGAAAACATCTGATGCCGGGTTGAAAGCAGGGACAGAGGCCGTAGCAGGAATGGCAAAAGCTGCTGATGGTGCGGTGACTGGCCTGCTACATGTCCAGCAGGCCGCCGAGGATACATCGGGAGCGGCTGAACTTGCAGCGCAAAGTCTAACAACGATGGAGACCGCCGCTGACCATCTGGACAGCACCCTGGGGAAAAGCAAGCTGGATGATTTCGGCGAATCTATAGACCGCACTAGTGAAAAGGCGGATGACGCGGCCCGCAAGCTGGCAGATTTTGACCCAGCACTCGAACAAGTCAACGATTCCGCCAAAGACGCCGCTGGTGGTCTGGATGATATGGGAGACTCCGCCGAAGGCTCGGTTGGCGGGTTTGATACGCTTGGTACGGCGATAGGGACATTCGCTGGTGGCGTAATGACCAAGTTACTTGATCTAGCCATCCAAGCCGCACAAACCATTTGGAACCTCGACGAAGCGACCGAGGAGTACCGGGAGTCCATGGCAATGCTCAATACCGCCTTTGAGACTGCCGGGTTTAGCCAAGAGACTGCCACAGAGGCGTATAGGGGATTTTATCGAATTCTCGGTGAAACGGACACCGCGACAGAAGCGTCTCAGCTCTTGGCTCAGCTTGCGACCAGTAGCGAGGATGTGTCTAAGTGGGTTGACATAGCGGCGGGAGTGTACGGAACCTTCGGTGATGCCCTACCAATTGAGGGGCTGATTGAGGCTGCCAACGAAACAGCAAAAACAGGAGAGGTCACGGGAGTCTTGGCGGATGCCTTGAATTGGGTTGGAATCAGCGAAGATGAAGTGAATGATAAGCTCTCACAATTTGTAGACACAACCAGCAGGGCGAAATATCTAACCGAGCTTTTGGGAGGCGCATATCAAGAAACGGCTGATACGTTCTATGAAAACAATGCGTCTATTATGGAAGCTAGAGATGCACAGGCAGATCTGGACGAAACGACTGCTGTGCTAGGAGAATCTATAGGCAACCTCAAAACCAAACTTATGGATGCGTTTGGCCCTGCTATCGTTGCAGTTGTCAACGCATTAGCTACTGCAATCGAGGCTATTTCTCCGATACTTGAGATAATCGCAACTGTTATAGGGACCATAATCGAAGCTGTAGCAACACTTGTTGGCTGGATAGGGGAGGCAGTTAGTGGATTCTTGGAGTTAATCGGTGTAAAAGATAAAAGCACTAATACACCGTCTACATCCAATAGTCGGTCAGCAAGTCCGACCGATGCATCGGGCGCGCGGCTTACTGGGCGCTCTATCCCAGCTCCAGCCAATGGGCCAGCAAATACGCCTGTGACAGCAAATGGAGCGGGCGCTATGGGGGCTGAGAGCCTTACAGCCGGGCGGAACCGTGTCTTGCGGGCTCTGGAAAATTCTATCCCGAGCATGGAACAGCGCGTCACCGTGTCCACCGCAGCAATGATGCCGTCTTCTGCCTATGCAGACCCCTTCGCCGCTCACCGTGCGTATGCTCAGACAGGCCAGAATGAACAGGGGCAAAGCGCCGCACCGCAGCGCTTAAAGGTTGACATCGAGATCAAACCTAGAGAAGCGGCACGTTTTCTTAAGCCTAAAATTGACGAAGAAACGAACCGCCAAGGAACGTCGTTAACCAGAGGAGGATAATGGGTGGACAGTATTTTTACTATCGATGGTGTGGGCTACCCCGGTGTAGGTGTAGAGAGCCTGAGCCGCTCCGCCCTCATCAAAGATGGTCAGAACGCCGGTGAACTCATGAGCGGCGAATACGAGCGGGATTTGATTGGCACGTACTATCACTACACGCTGGTACTCACAGGGCTGGAACCCGGTTCCGCAGACTACGACGCCATGTATGAAGTACTTACTGCCCCGGTGAATAGCCATCAAGTAGTTATGCCATATGGGAAAAGCACAATTTCCTTCCAGGCATATATCCAGAATGCCGATGACGCTCTGATTACTATGACAGACACAGAAAACTGGTGGGGGAACTTGAGCATACAGTTTATGGCAAAGAAGCCGCAACGAATCCCGGAATGAGGTGAGCATGTGAGAAACCGCATTACATACGCAGGCAAGGAGTTTTCGGACGACCTGGACGCGGCTTACCGCCTCACTACTGGCGACTGCCTGCTGGAGACCTCTGCTCTGTCGGATTCCCTTGCGGCTAATACTCTGGAGTTTGAAGTGGACAGCGAGGACACCAGCCTAACCCAATACGTGCGCAACGACAAGCTGGAGTATGAGTACAAGGGCCGTCGGCTAGGCACCTTCTACGTCCAGTCTGTGGGCCGGGTAGGCCGTCAGTCCTACCGGATTTCCGCCGTCTCTGCCGTTGGCCTGCTTATGGGCAAGACCCACTATGGCGGGCTCTACACCGGGCAAACGGTGGCAGAAGTGGTGGCCGACATCGTGGCAGGGACCGGCGTCACAGTGGAAATCAAGAGCATTTTCCAGGAGTATCAGTTGTATGGCTGGCTTCCCATTGCCACGGCGCGGGACAATCTGGCGCAGGTGCTCTTTGCCATCGGGGCCTATCTGCGTACCCTTTCCAACGGTGTGCTGCGCATTACGTCACTGTATAGTGGGGTGAGCTGGGCACGGGATGGGGCCAACTGCTATACCGGAGGCTCTGTGGACTATGGTACCCCAGTGTCCAGGGTGATTGTGACCGAGCACTCCTGGAAAGAGGGTAGCGAAACAGCAGAGCTGTTCGACGGTGCGGCAGAACAGGGCGATATTATCCGTTTTGACGAGCCGGTACATGACCTCAAGGCCAATGGATTTACTGTGCTGGAAAGCAACTGTAATTACGCTAAGGTGTCGGCCGGAACTGGTACCCTTACTGGAACCAAGTATATCCACAGCATGAGGGACGTAGTACGCGATGTCGGACAAGGAGCAAACGGAGACGATATCACCGTTAAAGAGGCGTACCTGGTGTCCCTGGTTAACTCAGTAGGAGTTGCCGAGAGATTAGCAGAATATTATGCTCACCGGGAAACTATTACGCAGGATGTCGTGTGGAGCGGTGAGCAGCCTGGGGATATCGTGCGCACGGCTCATCCTTACGGTGGCACAGCAGAAATCTTTTTGGGCTCGTCTGACCTTGCTATGAGCGGTATTCTTAAGGCATCTGAGGAGGGAATTGTGGGATACATCCCTCCGGCGCCGGAGGATCAGACCTATTACGACTATGAGGACATACTTACAGGGAGCGGCAATTATGTTATCCCGGATGAAGTGTATTCGCTCACTGTCGTCTGCATCCAAGCTGGGACAGGAGGTCAGGCTGGTTTTGACGGCGAATCAGGCGGAGGAACCAAACTAATCGTAACAACAAAGGAACAAGATGCTGGTGGATCGTGGTCAGACCCACAGGCCGATGGCGGAGAAGGAGGACAAAAGGGGGCTCCAGGCGCTGGCGGAAAGGTCTACCGGGCGACGATTGATGTTGTCCCCGGTCAGGTCATCCACTATGAGTGCGGCGCCCCAGGCGTTGGAGGAACGACGAATGGGGCCGTGGGCACTGCTGGTGGCGAAACGACTTTCGGGGGTTTGTCATCTGCACAGGGGGCCGTATCTGATACAGGATATACCGATCCAGTATCAGGAGATGTGCTTGCTAAGCCCGGAACAGAAGGTGTTGACGGTGCTGCGGGTGGCCGTGGAGGAAAGGCATCCAGTAGCAGAGGGGATTATGGCGAAAACGGCGAGGATGTGCCCCCGAACACTGGCGGACCGGGCGGGCCGCCGTATAAATGGAAGTTTGACGATTACACATCCGAAAATATACGCATCTATGGTGGTGGAGCAGGCGGTGGAGCCGCCCATGGGAAAGACGGAGACCCCGGCAGCGACAGTCCAACGGCAGTCGGTGGAGCAGGAGCGTCTCCTGATGCACCTCAAACGCCGGACAAAATAGGAGCCGGAGGAAATGGCGGGCATGGCGGTGGTGGTGGCGGCGGTGCCGGAGGACTGTTTGCGTCTGCGGAGGCTTATGGGCCGTCAGAATTGCCGGCCGGTATCTGGATCACGAAGGACGGCGGCTCGGCAGGGAAAGGTTCTCGTGGGTCAAACGGAGGGCCAGGCGGTATCCTGGTATACTACCAACAGCCTAAAACATCAGAATCCGGACGATTTCGGGCCCGCGGCGGGCAACTCTTTTTCGGGCGTGGCCGCCAAATCTTTGCAGTCTGAGGTGATACAATGACAATAGAAGAGCGAGTATCGGAACTGGAACGAATCGTATCGGAGATGCAGGGGGAAGGCTCGTATACCAGCAAATACAGCGGTGAGGAGATCGATGCCCTCCTGGACAAGGTGGCCGCTATGGATGGGGGCGGGACATAATGCTCAGCATGACAAATTGGTACATCTGCACCCCGCCTAAATTTTGCCTAGGGTTTGAGGGCGACAATGAGGTTGTAGCCCTCGAAATCTCCACCGACCTCACAGACGAGTGGGACTTAAAGGTGGATGTGGAGAAGAGCGGTCAGAAGAATATTATCCAGCTCCAGCGCGTCGGGCAAGTGTACTCTGCCCTGCTGACCTCCTCCATGCTGGCTGATGAGGGCCAGTATTTGATGCAGGTCAGGGGTACACTCGGGGGACAGGTGCGGCACAGTAATATATTCTACGCAACTGTCCATGACTCTATCAACGCCGTAGATGCTTTCCCGCCTCCCCTGCCCTCCGAATTTGAGCAGATGGAGGAGCGTATCACAGAGCTGAACCAGCATCCCCCGAGGCCCGGCCTGGATGGGTTTTGGGATATTTGGAACCCAGACAGTGGCCAGTATGAGGCGTCGGATATCCCTTTACCGGAGAGTGGAGGAGGTACATCCTACAACATCGGGCACGGGCTAAAGCTGGACAGAGACACAAGGACGTTATCTGTTGACACAGTAAACGGCTTTGACGAGGGTGATAATACGCTCCCAATTACCGCAGCCGCGGTGCAGGAGACGGTAGGCAACATCGAAATCCTGTTAGGGACAATTTGAAAGGTGGGAAAGCATGAGTGTAGCAACTGAAATCAGCAGAATCCAAACAGCGCGAAACGCTATCAGGTCAAAGGCCGTTGAACTGGGCATTGGCACAGGCACGGACGATCTGACCAAGCTGGCCGCAGAAATTGAGGCAATCGAGAACAGAGGCGCGGTATCTGCCACCGTCCAAGAGGGCGATACATATACCATCCCCAAAGGCTACCACAACGGCAGCGGCACGGTGTCCGGGGTGTCCGGCGGCGGAAACTATAACCTCCAGAGCAAGACCGTCACGCCTACCAAAGCCCAACAGAACGTGACACCCGACCCCGGCTATTATGGCCTGTCCGACGTGACAGTAGCTGCCATCCCCGGGAACTACCAGGACGTATCCGCCGTTACGGCTACCGCCGCTGACGTATTGACTGGCAAGGTGTTTGTGGACAAGGCAGGCAAGACCACCACAGGTACCATGCCAAACAATGGGGCGGTAACTGAAACGCTGACCCCGGAAAAGCTGTCTTACACCATTCCGAAGGGCTATCACAGCGGAACAGGAAAGGTGCAGATCACCCCGGAGACAAAGAGCGTTACACCCAACAAGTCTGTCCAAACGGTAGAGCCTACGGACGGGAAGGTGCTCACGTCCGTTGAAGTGGCGGCCATCCCGGAGGCTTATGTGGACACCTCTGACGGCACAGCGGTTGCCGGGGATATCCTTAATGGCAAGACAGCTTACGCAAAAGGCGCGAAGGTCACTGGCTCAATGGCAAACAATGGGGCGGTCTCCGGCGAGATTGATGGCTTGACCACAACCTCCTTTGCCGTTCCTGCTGGTTACACCACCGGGGGCTCGGTGAGCCTGACGGGCGACATTGAGGAGGCCCTGGCGGCCATTTGACGGGAGGCGTGGTATGAGTATTCAGGGCGAAATCGACCGGTTGTCCGCCGCTAAGGCAAGTATCGCAGCGTCACTACAGGCTATGGGCATAGAACCACCGGAGGGCACCACACTGGAGCAGTACGCCGCCCAGTTAGCCGCTATCGCCACGGCTGCGCCCTGGCTCTCAATCCCCGGCGGCGGAACGATGCAGATGGGGAAGAGCCTTGGCGAAGGGCCGTACACCATCGAAGTAACCGAAGACGGAGAGGGCGGCGACCTCTCCGCCGAACAGGTGGGCTACAGCAACACAGGCAGCGGCCTGGAGGCTACCAACGTACAAGAGGCCATAGACGAGCTGGCGGGGAAGGGCGGAGGCGAGTATCTGCCTTTGACTGGCGGGACAATGACGGGCCTGCTCACTTTAAGCGGGCTGCCGACCAGCGAAAACCACGCCGCCAACAAGCAGTACGTGGACGAGCACACAATCATGTCAGCGGTCGGAGCATCCACGGGCAGCGTTACCCTGCCATTCACGCCGGATGCAGTGTGGGTGGTATGCGGATATAGTGCCACTAATGTAGGCGCAAAATCTTCTATGCTTTACCCCAATATTGACGTTTATATTCAAGTAGACTTTGGCTCATCCAATGTTGATGTTTTTACATGGGATGGCAACACCAAAATATCCGCGTCAGGTAAATATCCATATCGCTATGTTGCCCTGAAATTTGGAGGAGTTGCCTCATGACTATTATCGAAATCAACGCCCGCGAGAACGGTTCTCACAATATCCAGTCCCTCAACGGGGCGGTGAAGGTTTGGGAGGATGGCTACATAGAGGTGCCCTCCAACCTGGAGGCCGACGTGTGGGCTACCCTGGGCTGGTGTGACCTCCAGATTGAGGACGGCAAGCTGGTGGGCATCACGCCCACCGAACGGCCCCCGGAACCCGAACCGGAGCCCAAGCAGCCCGACCTCACACTCCAGTACGCCGCCGCTATGCGGGCCTATGCGGCCACCAGCACGGCCATACCTGGCACCTACGCTCTGGACATGCCCGATCTGTTTCCCACCTGGGCGGTGGTACTGGCAGACGGCGAGGAACTGCCTGCGGGACGCATCCTCAACGACGAAGGCCAGCTCTACCGGGTGGTGCAGGCGGTAACGCCTCAAGAGGAGATGCCTCCGCACGACGACGGCATGCTCGCCATTTACCGTCCTATTGACCGTGAGCACGCGGGCACAGTGGACGACCCCATCCCGTGGGTGTACGGCATGGACTGTCATGCGGGTAAGCACTACAGCTACAACGGCAAGGTCTACAAGGTGGCAGAGGGCGGGGACATGATTCCCTGCACGTGGGCCCCGGATACCCCGGATATGTGGCAATGGGTGGAGGTGTAGCACATGGCTATCGTTGTAAACGGCAAAAAAGTTGCCGGGGTGGGACTGCCCGGCAAAGACGGAGCTCCAGGGAAAGATGGTGCTCCTGGTAAAGACGGTAAGTCCGCATATCAATCAGCATTAGATGGTGGCTACATCGGTAGCGAAACCGAATTTGGAAAGGCGCTGGCAGACTCGGCCAATGGGAAAAGCGCAGTCAAGGGCACCTATCCCATCGCCTCCGGCCAGAGCATCCAAGCGGGCGACGTGGTGGATGTTGTGGAAGGGAAAGTGCAGAAGAGCGCAATGCCGGTGGAAAATGTGAAGACGGTGTTTGATAACGGGGCGGCTACTCTTGGTACTTCTGTTCTTCGCCTTTCAGACAATCTAAATGTTGTGTGTTACCTTTATCAAAATGGTTCAACATATTGGCCTTGCGTCCATTTGATTGATGATACTGGAACAGTGGTTGGACAAACGAATAGGCAAGTCATAGAAAATGTCAATGCTTCCAATATTATGGCCGCCCGCCTGAGTGATACGCAATTTTTGGTAGGGTATTTAAAAGACCTTTCGCTACATGTAAATGTTGGTACGGTTTCAGGCAAAAGCATTTCTTTTAAAGGTAGTTTTGGAGTAGATTCTGCCTTTAACAGCTACTATGCATTCGCTACGCTCCCCAATGGCCGGGTAGCGGTTGTCTACAAAGCTATCATCGCTGGCTCAAGCAAACTGAGAGTACGTGTGTATACGCTGTCTTCCTCCAGCCTCGGGAGTATATATACAAGAGATGTTACAGGGGAGTCCCAAAGTTATATTTCCGCGGCAGCTATAAGCGAGGAACGCGTATGTATCTGTTTCGCGGACGACAACGACGGCTCCAAAGGCAAGGCTGTTATTGCTGCCATCAACGACTCCGATGCGGTGACGTGGGGCGAGGTGGTAACATTTGAGGAGTCCCGAATTTTGGTTCCTGATGTATGTGTAAGCGGCTCGGACGCAATAGTATTTTTTAAAACTACATACACGACGCCTGAGGTTTCGAATCAACATGTTCGCCTTTTAAAAGTATCAAACAATGTGATTTCCCTCCCAAATGAGAAAAAGACCATTTGGAATCGAGGGAGCGGAAATGCAGAAAATCCGATTAGCATATCTCAAGTAGGCGAAAAGTATGTCTGTCTGATTCCTCCAGGAAACAGCATTTATGGAAGTCCTGCAATTGTTGTTTCAAGAAATGCAGATGCGCTTGAATCTGGAGAGGCATTCCAATTTTGCAAGAACGTTGCAAAAGCACTCAGCGCATGTGCGGTCTCGGGCAATAACTTGATAGTCGCCTATGCTGATGCTGGAAACTCTAGCTATGGCACCGTTACCACTTTGACCGTCTCCGGCAACCAGATCGCGGGCAGCTTTGTGGACGGCAGCCAGGACGCTATCGCCCTCCAGAGCGGCACAGCCGGACAGAGCATCGAGGTCGTCTACTCCGGCACCGTGGCGGCGGACTGGGTGACGGAGGGGCAGGTTATCAGCAGCCCCGGCGTGTACGGTGCGGGCGCGCTCGACGGGGTGCTCCAGGTCTGGAGCAAGGACAGGCCTGTAGGCACAAAAATAGTTACGGGCAGCTATATCGGAACAGGGACATATGGGGAGGGAAATCCGAACAGTATAACGTTTGACTTTACTCCAATTTTGTTTTGGGTGGTTAAATATCGGGTAGAGGGCACTACATATTTTTCGCAAGAAATGAGTGAAAGCCCGATGATATACACACCAATTCTTTCTGAGAATTATACAGAAGGTGGAGGATTTTACGACGATGCGGCGGCCAGTAGAAGCTATGCGAAAGTTGCGGATAATGGCAAGACGATAATCTGGTACCACAAGGAAAACGCAAATAAACAACTGAATAGCAGTGGGTATGCTTATTACTATCTCGCCATTGGTTAAAGGAGAGTGAAGTACCATGACCATCATCCAAATAGAACCTCTGGAAAGCGGCCAGCACCCGATCCAGAGCCAGAGCGGGCGGCGCGCCTGCTGGCTGGAGGGCTACATAGAGGTGCCCGCCCACCTCCATGACACGGTGTGGGCGACCTATGGCTGGTGTAACCTCCAGATTGAGGAGGGCAAGCTGGTGGGTGTCACGCCCACGGAGCGGCCCCCAGAGCCGGAGCCGGAACCCCAGCCGCCCATCGCAGAGGACATCACTCTGGACATGCTGTCCGAGCACGAGGCGCGGCTGTGTATTCTGGAGCTGACTACCACCGCTGCCACATGAGAAAGGAGACGCCATGACAACCGTATACAACCTCTGCAAGCTGCTTATTGACCGGGGCCGCACCGACGGCCTCCAGGACAAGATGGATGTCTATCTCGCCGCCGACCGGCTCACCCCGGAGGAGTACCAGGAGCTGGCCGGGCTACTGGCCCCGGAACAGTAATCAACAGCGGGATCGCTGGATAAAAGGATGTGAATCAAATGAGTAAGCTCATTACATACATCCCGCTCTCGTCCGTGGAGCGGATTGAGCTGAGAGTCACCAACTGCCGCAAGACGCTCTCTCAGGTCAAGGCTGAAACAAAGGCTCATTACGTGCTCAATGGCGGCATGTGGAACCCAGACGGCACCCCCTGCCCGCTGCTTAAGGTGGGCGGGGCGATGCTCTCCGGCACGCCCTGGCGTCCGATGGGCTACGCCTGGGACAAAGGCCCGGACATCCGCATGACCTCCGAGTACGGGGGAGCGGCCAACTTTATCGCTGTGACCGCCCTCGTTACCTCCGGTAAGCCGGTGGATAAGCCCTCCTACGGATCAGCCCAGGGAGGCAAGAGGGGGCGCAGCGCCATTGGCCTGCGTGGTGGCAGTCTGGCCCTCTATTGCTCTGGCGATGGGACCGGAGACGCAGCCACGCCGGAAACTCTGCGGGACGAGTTGGCCGGGCTGGGCTGGGCCTCTGCCGTTATGCTGGATGGGGGCGGCTCCAGCCAGTGTGACTTTGGCGGAGAGCGCATCACCGCCAGCCGCAAGGTGCACAACTGGATTTGCGTCTGGCTCAAACAGGGCGGCCAGAAGCCGCCGGAACAGGAGGACAAGCCTATGGGCAAGCACACTGTATGCCTTGACCCCGGACACGGGCCGGGCAACGTCAACGGATCCCCGGACGGCACCTACAAAGAGTGGGAGTTTACGTGGGATATGGCACAGCGTGTCAAGCCGCTGCTGGAGGCCAAGGGGGTGGGCGTGGTGCTCACCAAGACCGCGGACAATTACCCCAGCCTGACGGAGCGGGCCAACATCAGCAACAAGGCAAAGCCGGATTGCTTTGTGAGCATCCACACCAATGCTGGACAGGGGAAAGGATGGTCGAGCGGATCTGGGCTTGAAATCTACACCAGCGCCGGGCCCATGACGGCACAGCGCAATGTGCTGGCATCCAAGCTGGTCAACGCGTTCCACGCCGCCGGAGTGGCATTGAGAAGTGAGCCTATCAAACACAACATCGAATTGACCGTGCTCGCCAAGACCGACGCCCCCGCTTGCCTGATTGAGTACGGCTTCCATACCAATAAGAACGACGTGGAGTATCTCAAAGATACCAAGTACCGGGACAAACTGGCCGAGGCCACCGCAAAGGGAATCTGTGACTGGCTGGGCGTGGCCTGGCAGGGCGAAACGGGAGCGGACAACGCGGAGGATACCCCGGACGTTTGGGCCGCTGAGGCGTGGCAGAAGGCCAAGGACAAGGGCGTACTGGACGGCACCCGGCCCCGCGATAATATGACCCGGCAGGAGTTGGCCGTCGTGCTGGATCGGTTGAATCTGATTTGATGGAGGTACATATCATGGACATTTCTTCTTTGGGTATCACCGGAGTGGCGGTCATCACTGTAATCTGCTTCCTCGTCGGCCAGGTGGTCAAGGCCACTGGACTGGACAATAAGTGGATTCCCATCATCTGCGGTGCGTTTGGCGCGGCGCTGGGCATCCTCGGCATGTTTATCATGCCCGAGTTCCCGGCCAGTGATTACCTTACCGCCGCCGCCGTAGGCATTGTGAGCGGCCTCGCGGCCACTGGTATCAATCAGGTCTATAAGCAGTTGACTAAGGAGGGCTGATGCCCATGGAGTGGGTAGGCCCACTGATTTCCGGCGCGGCGGTCGTCCTGGTGGCAATCATTGAGGCGGTCGCCGCGAGGGAGCGGAAACGCATCAAATCTGACAACCAGAAGAGCGATGCCCTTATGAATGGGGTACAGGCTCTGCTAAGACGCGAAATCATTGCCGAGTACAACCACTACTCCGAGCAACGCTATATCCCGATTTATGGGATGGAGAACGTGCTGGACATGTACAATGCCTACAAGGAGTTGGGTGGGAATGGGATGGCGGCAAAGCTGGTCGAGGCCCTGAAACAACTGCCAACGGAGCCGCCGGAGGTCGAAAGGACGTGAGTGAATGAGCGCAAAGGTGAAGCTGCCCCCAGAACTGGCGAACCTCTTGCGCTCAGAGCTGGAGACGGCCATCTATGAAGCCGCCCTGCACCGGGACGATGAATTGATCGCCAAGCGCCGTATCATCGACAAATGGGCGGAAATGGACATTGCGGCGGAGCTTGGATGGGAGCGGTCCACGGTATCCAAGCATATCCCGTACATACTGAATGAAGTGAAACGGGTGGCAAACAGAATAACAAAGTTAAAAGGAGTCGGGAATTAACCCGGCTCCTTTTGCTTTGTCCATTTCATTAAGTCTTCGCAATCCTTTTCCATTCTTGTGTAACTCTCAATGTTTCGAATACTTCGCATCGCGCAAAAACCACACACCAACGCGCAAATAATCCCGCCTACGATTGAAAACATCCGCCCGGATACAACACCCCATACAAAATTACCAGAACCGTATGCTACAGCAAATAAACAGAAAAGAATCAATAACTTGCAATTTCTGATTTCCTTTTTATACATCCATATCACCTCTATGTAATTTAATTATATGCTAAAATCCTGAATTTGCAAGGGGAATCAACCTCCGGTCAAATATAGTCACAAAAAGTCACATAAATCGAACAGGACTAACACAAGTACCCCTCTGGAACGCCACCCAGCCGGGGTATTTTTATGCGACAATATAGACATGGAGGACGTGAGGATACAGGGTTGGTACACGTCGCCGCCCTCCTCACGGACTCCTTATTTTATGGACAAGGACGTGTTGGATATGACTCTAATCGAGAGAATGGTAGCCGCTGGCATGTCCCGCGATTGTGCCGCCGAAACAGCGATGTGGTACATGGCACAGGGAGATGACGAGGGCCTAGAGGATTACGTAACCGCATTGGAGGCGGGGAGGGAGGCGCGTCAGTATGGCGTTTCCTAATTACACATACCCGGCTTATGGGGCCTACAATCCTGTTACCCCGTTTGCTCCGGCTCCACAAGTATATCAGCCCCAGCAACCTACTCAGCAACCCTCACAGACCATTCAGCCACAGAGTAATGTAAACACACAGCCCGCTTTTTTCTGCCGTCCTGTGGCCTCCAGGGAAGAAGCGCTGGGTGTTCCGGTTGACTTCATGGGTGCTCCCATGTTTTTCCCCGACCTCGCTCATAATGTGGTCTATATGAAACGATTCAATACCAATACCGGAGCTGCTGATGTGTTTGAGTTCCACGGCCAACAGCAGGCAAAAGAACAGCAGGCAGAGAACCCGGCCCCCGCTTTTGCACCGCTGGATGAATTTATGGACATGAAGGACACCATCAACAATCTGAAGGACGAGATAGAACGGCTGAAAAAGCCCACGTCCGGCGGAAAGGCAGGGAAAAAGAATGATGCCTCCGATGAATAATCCCATGATGGCCATGCTCCAGATGGCGCGGAACGGCGGGAATCCCATGCAAATGCTCCAACAGATGGCTGGCCAGAATCCACAGGCTGCCCAAGCTATGCGGCTCATTCAAGGGAAAAACCCGCAGCAGCTTCGCCAAACAGCAGAAAACATGGCGAAACAGAGGGGAACCTCCGTTGAGGAAATTGCACGACAACTAGGTATACCCATGAAATAAAATAGAGCACTCTTTATCAGTTTTCGGGTCTTGATAAAAACCGCTCTTTGGAAACATCCGGGGAGCGTACGGCCCCGATGTAATAACTGACAAAGGAGTATATACAATGGATAACGATTTTGCGACTGGCTATGCTCTTGGCTCCGACTCCAACGGCGGCAACTGTAACAATGGCGGCTTTTGGGGTGGCGATGGCTGGTGGGCTATCATCATCTTCGCCATGATTTTTGGCTGGGGCCGCGGCGGCTTCGGTGGTTTCGGCGGTGGCGGTGCCAGCACCGATCCCGGCCTCCAGGGCCTAGCCACCCGTGCCGATGTGAACGAGGCCATTGCGTTCAATGGCGTTGAGCGCGGCATCTCTGCTATCCAGCAGGGCATCTGTGACAGCACCTATGCGCTGAATAACAGCATCACCAGCGGCTTCAACAACACCAATGTGGCACTTCTCCAGGGCTTCAACGGCGTCCAGTCTCAGATGTGCAACATGGCCGCTCAGGCACAGGACTGCTGCTGCCAGACCCAGCGCGCTATCGACGGCGTGAACTACAACATGGCGACCAACACCTGCGCCATCCAGAATACCATCCAGAATAGCACACGAGATATCATTGACAGCCAGAACGCTGGTACTCGTGAAATCCTGAATTTCTTGACTCAGGATAAGATCGCCTCCCTCCAGTCTGAGAATCAGGCGTTGAAGTTCCAGGCCAGCCAGACCGCACAGAACTCTTATCTTGCTGCCATGTCTGACGCTCAGACCTCTGAGCTGATTCGGCGCATCAACCCCATGCCCGTACCCGCTTACCAAGTGCCCGCCCCCTATCCCTATTGCGGGACCTACAGCAGCGGCTGCGGCTGTGGCTGCTAAACTTACGAGGTTTCCTCGTAAGTTGACCTTCCGGCTTTGCCGTGACTATTTCGGGGCGGCGGGCTAAGTGTCTGCCGCCCCTGATTTTTGGAGGTATTTTATGTCTTGTAAGCCTGTTTGCCGTCTGTGCGACAACCTGGTCCTAAGCCAGGCGGTCACCTTTACCGGCGGCAACCTTGAAATCAATCTGCCTGCCGGTGCCTACAACAACGGCGGAAAGTATTGTATTGTGGTAGCTCAGTCCATCCCGGCCACAACTACCATCAATGCACCTGTGTACATTACTATTGGTACGGGGACAGAGCTATATCCCCTTACCAAGCGTAACTGCGCTCAGGTGACTGCCTGCGGCATCCGCACTCGCACCCGCTACTCCGTCTGTGTGGTGACTACCCCCACCGGCGGCTCGTTCCGCATGTTGGGGCAGCCCTGCTGCTCTCCCAGTAACAATCTTGCCAGTATTGACGGCGGTGCTGCACCCGCCCCTACGGCGTAAGGAGGGGTCAAAATGAAACGATCTACTCGGATGATGCTCATGTCCAGTGGCAACAATCGCCGCTACAACGACGGACGGAGCTACGACAACTACGATGTCGATGATAAGTTTCGTGACCGCCGTGGCCGGAAGCATTACGACAATGGCCGTTATGCACCGCGCTCTGAGATGATGGAGCCGGAGGATCGGGGCTATCGCCGTTACTCTGATGGGCGTTTTGCCCCACGGAACGATGGCGGTATGTGGGTAGAGAGCCGATACTGGGATGACCGGATGTACGGCCCTCAGTCTCACTACGGCTACCCTTACGTCCCACCGGTCTATCGGGAGGATGGGAGCGCATACACAGAGCGACGGGAGATGAATCGTCCCATGAACAAAATCGGATTCGCTATCTCTGGCGAAGGTGAAATGAGGACTCCGAGAGAGTTTGACCATGACTACCGCATGGACGAGATGGCATACAGAAAAGGTGGAGAACATATGACAGGTTATGGGGCATCTTCCAGCTATATTCCTTTCACCAAGGAGATGGCCGATGAATGGTCTAAGCATATGGACAACGAGGATGGCACCCGTGGCGCTCACTGGACGCTGGAGCAGGCCAAACAGGTCATGGCCCAGCGTGGGATTGAGTGCGACCCCATCCAGTTCTGGGCGGCCCTCAACATGGTCTATAGTGACTACGTTAAAGTAGCCAAGAAGCACGGTGTCGGCGATAAGATTGATTTTTATGCCGACATGGCAAAATCGTTCCTCTGTGACAAGGACGCACCGGAGGACAAACTGGCCCGCTACTACGAGTACATCGTGAGGGGCTAAACAAGGGGCGGGGGCAATAGCCTCCGCCCTCTATTTTTGAACTTTTTCATCGGTTTGCTATTTGCACATATTTACACCGAAAGTTACGCACTAGCTACATACTAGCTACAAAAAATCCTGTAAGCATTGCAATCACTAGCTTTATTTTCACTACGAATTACAAACACATTAAA